ATCATCTATGGGTTTTAAAAAATATAAAATCATTATATTAGATGAGTTTGATTATATGACACCAAACGCACAGGCAATCCTTCGTAACTTAATGGAAACGTTTTCGAAACATTGTAGATTTATTTTGACCTGTAACTATGTTGAAAAGATTATCGAACCAATTCAGAGCCGTTGTCAAACTTTCCAAATAACTCCACCTACTAAAAAGGATGTGGCTATTCAAATGAGTAAGATTTTAAGAGCGGAAAGCGTTGAATTCGACCCGAAAGATTTAGTTCCAATCATAGATTCATCTTATCCGGATATTCGTAAAATTATTAATACTTGTCAATTGAACTCTCTTAAAGGTAAATTGCAGGTAGATGTTCAGAATCTTTTAGAGAATGATTACAAGATGAAAGTTTTGGAAATTCTTAAATCAAAAGATGATAAGAGAAATAAATATATGAATGTTAGGCAGGCTATTTTAGATTCAAAGGCAACTGATTTTTCTGACCTTTATACATTACTATATGATAAGGTTGATGAATATGCGGGAGAAAATACGGCAAACGTTATTCTTGTATTAGGAGATGGTGTAGCTAAATCAGCTGTGGCGATAGATAAAGAAATTATTGCAGCGGCAACATTAATTCAAATTTTAAATTTAATATAATATGGCAAATATTATTGGACAAGGTGAAGTTCCACAAATACCTGGTGGACAACCTAAAGTAGATATATCACAATCATTACCTATGGTATGTGATAATTGTGGATATGATAAATTCATATCAACCGTAAAGGTAAGAAGATTATCGAAGTTATCATTTGGTGGAGCACAGGATATGGTTATTCCATTTGATTTATTTATATGTGGTAGTTGTGGTGAAGAATTTGAACCACTTAAACCAATCGAATTAAGAGCATTAGAAGCAAAAGATAAAATGTCATCTCAACCAAAAATAGATTTAGATACAAATGGCTAAAGGATTATTTGACCATATCAACGCAATTACAAAAGACCAGGACCCAAAGTATTGGGATAAGCTAGAAGATGCTGATAAAAAAACTTGGAGTAATTGGTTAATCATACGTTACATGTCTATGAACCCTGATTGGGTAGAGATGATAGCTGAAATACAACCATATATTCAAGAAGCACCACCTAAAGCAGTTTATAAAGCATTAATCGGTGTTATACCAAAGGGTAAAACATACCTTCGATATATGAAGGGCAAATCGGTAAAAGATTATGAACAATGGATTATCGATTTAGTAGCTAAATGGTACGAAGTTTCTACAAAAGAAGCATCTGAATATCTTGATATATTATACGAAAGTGTATCAGGTAGAGAAGAAATTAAAAGGATTGCAGAGGCGTATGGTACAGAACCTAAATTAATAACCAAGTTAAAGTTAAAAGTTTAATTTGGTAATATCACCATTTTTTCGTATCTTTACATAAATCAAACAAATGGCAAAAGTATCATTTTCACAGTACTCGATGTGGAGTAGCTGTCCCCAACAATATAAGTTAAACTACATAGATAAATTAGGTGAAAGTTCTGGTAACATTCACACTCTTTTTGGTAGTTCAATGCACGAAACAATCCAACACTACTTATCGGTGATGTATGGTGTATCTAAAAAACAAGCCGATGAAATTGATTTGGATAGGTTGTTATTAGATAGGATGAAAGAAAATTTCACCAAAGAAAAAGAAGCGCTTAGTGAGGGTACTCCTTGTACTCAAATTGAATTGGAAGAATTTTATGGTGATGGTAGAAGAATTCTTAATTGGTTTAAAAAATATTGTAGTAAATTTTATTCTAAATCTGGTTATGAATTAGTTGGTATTGAAATTCCATTAAATGCGAACATCAAACCAGGTGTTCATTTTATCGGATTCATAGATATCGTATTAAGAGATTTAGCATCTAATGAAATTATCATTATTGACCTTAAGACATCTACAATGGGTTGGAATCAGTATCAGAAAGCTGATAAGATGAAAAATTCTCAAATCCTATTATATAAAAAATATTATTCAGAATTATTCAATATTCCTATTACTAAAATAAAAGTGGAATATCAGATAATGAGAAGGAAATTGCCTGAAGATTCAGCATTTCCGATTCCTTATATATCAAAGCACGTTCCGCCAAATGGAACACCATCTGTAAATAAAGTATATGATGAATTTATGGAATTTATTAATACTGTTTTTGATGATGAAGGAAATTTCAAAGATATAGCATATCCCAAAGTACCTGGACAAAACAAAAAGAATTGTAAGTGGTGCGAATTTATGAATAGAGGAATATGTGATGGTAAAGCTTAATTTTCGTTTTTTTATTTTCTATATACTTATATATACAAATATATAAAACGATATTATAATGAATCAAGAAAACACAAAGCTAACAACTGTGAAAATCTTGAAAGATGTATATTCATCATTTAAAAAAGTATCTTTTGATTCGGATGTTACACTACAAAAATTAGTAAACAGAACGGTTGAAAGATATGTTTCTGACGAAGAATTTAGAAAAGAAATGAACGAATACTTAAAACTACAAATTTCAGGTTCACAATTTTAAGAAACAAAATAAGTTATGGCAAAAAAGAAAAAAATTCTATTACTTTCAGATGATTTAAGAATGGCAAGTGGTATTGCTACAATGTCTAAAGAATTCGTACTGGGTACGATACATAAATACGATTGGTATCAAGTTGGAGCGGCAATTAACCATCCTGAACAAGGTAAAGTTTTGGATGTTAGCGAAGATATCCAAAAAAATTATGGAGTAGAGGATGCTAGTTTAAAAATACTTCCTTGGAATGGTTATGGAAATGCGGATTTATTAAGACAACTTATTAATTCGGAACAACCGGATGCTATCTTACACTTTACTGACCCTCGTTATTGGACATGGTTGTATGATATAGAACATGAAATCAGACAAAATATTCCAATCCTATTCTATGCGATTTGGGATGATTTACCAGACCCAATGTATAATAGAGATTATTATGAGAGTTGTGATTGGATTGGATGTATTTCAAGACAAACATATGGTATCATAAAGAGAATTACTTCTAGAACTGATAAAGTAACATGGAGAACTTTAAACGATTGGCAAGTAAGGTATGTACCACATGGTATTAATACTGATATTTACAAACCAACCGAAGTACCCGCTGATTATCGTAACGAAATTTTGGGTGGTAAAGAATATGATTTCGTATTGTATTGGAGTAATAGAAATATTCGCAGAAAGCAACCTGCCGATGTGATAATGGCATATAAAAGATTTTGTGAGATTATAGGAAAGGATAAAGCGGATAAATGTGTATTGGTAATGCACACACAACCTGTTGATGAAAATGGAACTGACTTATATGCTGTAATTGAAGAACTTGCATCAAACGTTAATATACGTTTTTCGGAAAAAAGAAGAGTTCAGCATGAGTTGAATTGGAATTATAATATAGCGGATTGTACAATCAACATCGCTAACAATGAAGGATTTGGATTAGCAACTGCAGAATCAGTAATGGCGGGTACACCAATCATTGTAAACGTAACCGGTGGATTGCAAGACCAATGTGGATTTAAAGTTAAAGGTAACGTATTAGTTGCGGATGATTACATTAAGATTGGTTCACTTCACCAATGGAGAGAGTGGGAAGGTAAAGCAGAACCTGGTCCTTGGGCTGTTCCTGTATGGAGTAGAGCACAGGCATTAGCCGGTTCAGTACCAACACCGTACATTTGGGATGATAGAGTTGATATTGAAGATGTTGCCCAAGCAATAGTTAAAACGTACAATACACCAAAAGAGGAAAGAAAAGCAAACGCATTAATTGGTAGAGAATTTTTTATCAATGAAGCAGGACTAACACATACTAATATGGCCCAACAATTAATAAATGGAATTGAGGATGTGTTTGAAAATTGGAAACCAAGAAAAAGATTTGAAGTGTTCAAAATTAAATAAGTTATGAGTAAACCAACATTAGTATTTCAGGGACCTATTTTTACGAGAAGTGGATATGGGGACCATTGTAGAGATTTGATGAAATCACTACGCAAGATGGATAAGTATGATATTAAGATTATCCCACTTCGTTGGGGTAATACTCCACAAAACCAAGTAACTGACCAAGATGAATTTGGTAGATGGATGCTTGAAAGAGTTACGGGAGTAGTAGAACAAAAGCCTGATGTATTTATGCAGGTTTCAGTTGCTAATGAATTCGAACCAAAAGGACACTATAATATTGGTGTAACTGCTGGTGTTGAAACTACAATAGCACCAAAAGAATTTATTGAAGGTTCTAATAAAATGGATTTGATATTAGTACCATCACATTTTACAAGACAAAATTTAGGTGGAACCGTATATCAACAAAAAAATCAACAAACCGATGAAATCGTTGGAGAAATTAAAGTTGTAAAACCAATTGAAATACTATTTGAAGGAGTTGATACTAATATATTCGAATCAATCACACCTTCTAAAACCAATACTAATATTTTAGAAAATGTAAAAGAAGATTTTTGTTTTTTAGTAGTTGGGCATTGGTTGAAAGGTGATTTAGGACAGGATAGAAAAGATATTGGTATGGCAATTAAAACATTTGCAACCGTATTTCAATATACCAAAGAGAACACACCCGCTCTTATAATAAAAACATCACACGCTGGTTTTAGTGTAATGGATAGAGAAGCTACTAGAAAGAAAGTTGAAGAAGTTATAAAGAGTTTTGGAGATAAATGTCCACCTATCTACTTACTTCATGGTGATATGGAAGAAACTGATATGAGTAACTTATACCATCATCCGAAAGTTAAAGCAATGATTTCATTCGCTAAAGGTGAAGGATATGGTAGACCAATGGCTGAGTTTACTTTAACCGGTAAACCAATTATAGCTAGTGGTTGGAGTGGACATACTGACTTTTTACCAAAAGAACATGCAGTTTTATTAGATGGTACACTAACACCGGTACACGAATCTGCAGCAGACCAATTTTGTATGAAAGAGGCACAATGGTTTACCGTACATTATTCAAATGCGGCAAATAAATTATATGATGTGTATAAAAACTACAATACATACAAAACTCAATCAGTTGGATTAAAGGATAATACTCTTAAACATTTTACTTTGGATAAAATGACGGAAAGATTTGAACAAATACTTGATACTTATGTAAAGAGAGCACCGCAAGTAGTTCCATTCAACGCTCCAAAAGTAAACAGTCAAAAGATAGAATTACCAAAACTTAAAAAAATAGGTTAATGTCATACGGAACCTTATATAATAGAATAATAGAAAAAGAAACCATAGTTCCTAAATCAAAACTAGAACCAAGAAGAATTTATAAAATAGTTTCGTATGAGTATGTTGATGGAAAACTTACTTCATTTGGTGGGCCTGAAAGTGCTATTATTTTTTTAATTAGTATTACACCTGATAAAATATTACATTGTATAAAGATAAGTGAAGCGCGACCTAATAAATTCTTTGATTGGTTAAAGTTAAATTTAAAAAGGGGATTGAAATACGATGCGATTAAAGAAATTGCAGAAAAAAATACTTTAGATGAGTTATTACCGGCCGATAATAGAATTGGTTCAAAAACATTTATGAATTTAAAAAGACATGGGATATATGAACATCAACCTGGTACATATAGAACTTATCTACTTAATAATGTGAAATCTATAAAGGAAGTTAAGTTTATTACCAATGAATTTTTAAAGTTTCTAAAGTTACAAAAACCTACCCAACCGCCCTCTAAATCGGAAAATCCTTAAAAGTGTTTATTTCTTCCATTTATTTATATTTATTTGTGTAATTACACACAAGTAGAATAAAACCATGGCAATAATAAAAAGAATACCAAAGGGTAGTCCCTTATCGGCGGCAGAAATGGATGCCAACTTGACGATTTTAGAAAACGTATCAAGTTCCGTAAATACATTATACACTACAACGGATGTACTCAATACATCAGCATCCACATTAAGCAATTCATTAACATCATTATCTTCATCTGTATCAAGCCTATCGTCTTTAAGTGGACAATTGAGCGGACAGTTTACAGGTAGTGTTTTAATTTCTGGAAGTTTAAGATTTGATAACATTTCAAATGATGCGGTTGCAAATGAAGTATTAGTTTATAATAGTTCTACGAAAACAATAGGAAAAACAACTTCAATAGCTAGTGGAACTGCCGGTAGTGGTGGAAGTAGTGGCACGGCTGGTTCATCCGGTACTGCTGGTTCATCCGGTACTGCTGGAAGTAGTGGCACGGCCGGCTCATCCGGTACTGCTGGAAGTAGTGGCACGGCCGGCTCATCCGGTACTGCTGGAAGTAGTGGCACGGCCGGCTCATCTGGTACTGCTGGTTCATCTGGATTTGATGGTACCGGTGGAAGTAGTGGTACATCTGGAACATCTGGTAAAGATGGTTCATCTGGTACTGCTGGTTCATCTGGAGCTAGTGGAGACCGTTTCACATCTTATTCAACATCTTCATTAACTATTGCCGCAAGTGGTCCTCTAGATTTTTATATTAGTGGTGGGTTATCTTGGACACCTGGTCAAGAAATGTTGATTGTACATAACAACTCCAATAAAATGAAAGCGGATGTTGTTAGTTATGATATTTTAACGGGATTTGTATCTGCATCTGCAATCTCAATTGAAGCCGGTAGTGGTACATATACGTTTTGGAACATAAATACTACCGGTGCACCTGGAGCAAGTGGTACATCTGGTACATCTGGTACATCTGGTACTTCTGGTTCATCCGGGTCATCAGGAACTTCTGGAAGCAGTGGTAGTTCTGGCACATCAGGTTCAAGTGGGTCTTCTGGTACATCTGGTAAAGATGGTACAACCGGTGTAGATGGTACAAGTGGCTCATCGGGAACTTCTGGTTCATCTGGAAGCAGTGGCACATCTGGTTCATCTGGTTCATCTGGAATAAGTGGAACTGCCGGAACATCTGGATTAACAACAACTGTATTTCCTTATACCGGTTCTGCACTTATTAGTGGTTCTTTGCATATGACCGGTTCTATAAAAATTGGTAAAACACAATATGGTGGTGCATTATATGGACCGACAATTCAGTTTTTAGATTTAGGGTCTGATTCAAGAGGACTAAATGAGGTTACATCATTTTTATGGTGGACTGACAAGAATGGTAATAATAAAGGTGAATTAGAAACAATCGCAGGTATTACTGGTCATGATAAATTAAATATAAAAGAATTTGAAGAAATAAAGTTGAGTCCTACCGATGCAATTACAATGACGAAATCGGTTGGTATTACTGGTTCTTTATTTGTAAGTACATCTTTAAGTGCATCTTTGAGAGAAGGGTATGCGTGGGTAGGTGGACCTAATAATAGAACAATTTTAGTAGCAACATCTTCATTTGGTAGTGCTGGTAGTGGTACTGGAATATTTGCGGCAACCGGTTCGGTATTCGCAACAACAAACAATATACAAATTACAGGTTCTCTGCAAGTAAGTGGACCATTATCCGCTTCACTTCCACAAGGATATGCTTGGGTAGGAGGACTTAATGATATTTCTAGAATAGTAGCTACATCTTCATTCGGAGCTATAACGGTATCTCAACAAGGTGGTAGTTCATATAACCCAGTTCGTACAATACGATTCAATGGAGCCGTTGTTGCAGATGACGGTGGTGGGCAAGTAACTATAACAACCGGTGGTGGCGGTGGCGGACTTACAATTAATAGTGGTTCATTCTCAGCCGCAGCAACAACTACCTTAACATTAGATAATACAATTCGTGCTACAAATAGTGGTGGTGGTACCGTTGCACTTACTGTAGCAGGTGGTGTAGGTGGTGGAGGTTCAAATGGTACTTCCGGTACATCTGGTAAAGATGGTGGTGGTGGAACTTCTGGTTCATCTGGAACCGCAGGAGTGAGTGGAAGTGGTGGTTCATCTGGTACATCTGGTAAAGATGGTACATCTGGAACATCTGGACTTAATGGTGTTGGTGCACCTGGTACCGATGGTACTTCTGGTACTTCTGGAATTTCGGGTGGCGGAGGAACTTCTGGTTCATCTGGAACCGCTGGTTCATCTGGAACATCTATTGCATTGACTATAAATGATACGGTAGGACCTACATCAGTAAGCAGTGTTAATCAAATAACCTTTGAAAACGCAACCGTTGCAAATACACCGGGTAGTGGACACATCACGGTTACCGTTATTGGTGGTGGAACACAAGGTTCTGCTGGTAGTAGTGGTAAAGATGGTACATCTGGTACATCTGGTAAAGATGGTTCATTTATAGGTTCTTCTGGTACATCTGGTTCATCTGGATTTGGTAAAGATGGTACATCTGGAGTAAATGGTAGTAATGGTACTTCCGGTACATCTGGAATATCTGGATTCATAGGTTCATCTGGTACATCTGGTAAAGATGGTACATTTATAGGTTCTTCTGGTACATCTGGAGTATCGGCAACAAATGGTGTTGATGGAACAAGTGGTAGTTCTGGTACATCTGGTACAAGTGGTTTAACCGCAGCTGGTGCTACTGCTGGTAGTGGTGGTACATCTGGAACAAATGGTGCACCTGGTCAAAACGGTTCAGACGGCACATCGGGTTCATCTGGTAAAAATGGTTTAGATGGTACAGCATTTGGTTCATCTGGTACATCTGGTACTGGGGGCACGAGTGGACAAACAGGTTCATCTGGTACAAACGGTACATCGGGTTCATCTGGCGTAACATCTCAATTAGCTGTAACCGGAAGTGTAAACAATGGATTGGTTAGATACGAAAATGCACCTGAAAGATTATTTGTAAGTAATACTCTTACATTTGATGGGGCTGAGTTGAAATTAACTGGTTCTATGTTTGTTAGTGGTGCAATTAGTGCATCCGCATTCAACATATACGCAACAGGTACACCTGAAATAACATCAGCAACCAATTTGAATTTGACAGCAGGTACTGCGGTAATTGTAACACAATCACCAATGAGAATGGCAACATTTACCGATGTACAAACTGGAAGCTTGAGCCCTTCAAATGGAGATATGATATACAATTCAACTACTCATAAATTTATGGGATACGCGAATGGAGCTTGGGTACAATTGCATTAATAAAATATGAGAGAATATAACGTTATCTTAAAGAAAGATGTAGATTACGATGAGTTTTGGAATGATATAGAAAGTGATACCGATGGTGGTAAACTGTACATTCCAAATCGTAGAGTAGAATTTACAAACGAAAGACCTGCATCTTTACGTCAATGTTGGTACTTGCTGACAGATGAGGAAGCAGAACAACTTAAATTAGACGATAGAGTATTGGATGTTGAAATTCCACCTGAACATAGAACCGATATTCAAATTGGATTACGAGCAATTCAACCGGGTGATTTCACAAAAACATCATCGGATAGTGGTGTGTATATTAATTGGGGATTAATAAGATGTAATTCTACTTCAAATGTATATGGTAGTGGAACAACTACTACTTTAAATTATAATTACACATTAACGGGAAATGGGGTAGATGTAGTAATTCAGGATAGTGGATTACAAGTAGACCATCCAGAATTTCAGGATGAAAATGGTGTTACCAGAGTAGAGCAAATTAACTGGTCAAGTGCAAGTGGCGTTTCGTTTACACAAAGTGCAAATCATTATAGAGATTACGATGGACATGGTACACATTGTGCCGGCATAGCTGCTGGTAAAACATATGGTTGGGCCAAAAAAGCAAAAATATATTCTCAAAAGATAAGTGGATTAGAAGGAAGTGGTGATAGTGGAACAGGTATTTCTACAACATATGCATTTGATGCGATTAAAGGTTGGCATAATAATAAATCATTAAACTTTCTAACAGGTGTAAAAAGACCAACCGTAGTTAATATGAGTTGGGGATATTATAGTTCATTCGCAACATTGACGGAAATCAATTATAGAGGTACATCATATACCGGAGCATCTATTGATACTAATACCGAAAGAGTAAATAATTTTGGATTAATGTCAGCAGCATCATCTATATCAAACGTAAGAATTTCATCGGTTGATACTGATATTCAGGAAATGATTGATGCTGGTATTATTGTTTGTATAGCTGCAGGAAACCGTTCACATAAAATTGATGTTCCTAGTGGAACTGATTATAACAACTATTATAACGATGGTAGTGGTGTGGTATATTATCACAGAGGTTCTTCTCCATATGATGATGAAGCATTTATGGTTGGTAATATTGATAGTACAGCATATGATACCAATAATGACCAAAAATCAACATCATCTGAAACAGGTCCAGGTGTAACAATATATGCACCCGGAACCGATATAATGAGCGCGTGTTCAACAACGAACCGATTTAGTGGACAGTCTTATTATTTAAATTCATCTTATAGACAATGTAACATTAGTGGTACATCTATGGCATCACCACAAGTAGCAGGGGTATGTGCTTTGTTTTTAGAAGCAAATCCTAGACTTACACCGGCACAATTGAAATCCGCAATATTAGCAAATGCGGGTACTGCGATATACGATACCGGTGTGAATAACGATTGGACAAATTATAGAAGTTTAAAAGGTGGTAGTTTAAAGGTATTGTATAATAAATTTAATTCTGAAAAAACATTTTCTGCTACAAACGTAACATTTTCCGGTGTTGGGTTTAAAATACGATAATTTTTATCGTTTTCTACTTTTACTTTATATTTATATATACAAATATATTACTGAAATAGATTTGGTAATGTAAGAAAAAATTGTTATATTTGTATCTATGATAAATGTTACATATGCCATTACAGTTTGTAATGAAATAAATGAAATCACAACATTAG